CGTAGGTCAAGTGATGTTGGCTCTGCTGGCTTGTTATCAGTTTGATTTGCCAACCATCGACGCAATGCTGTGTAATATCCAGTTGTAATTATGAACATGTCAATAATATTGGATGCTGCTGGATCGATAAGATGCAATCGTGGAGTGTTGTGGAACCATGCAAAGTTCATCGGATAGCGACCTTCCAAACGCCGATAACGCCGATTGTCGGGGACATCAGTGTCCTCTGTCAAAAACAGTTGTCGCAACTGCACAGTATCTGTGGTTGGGGCCCAAGGATCAATCGCACTGTCTCGGGTGAAGTACACGTAATCAGTTAGAGTTAGCTTCACAGTGTCTCCTGCGATAGGCACCGATGAAGGCGAACCGGCAAAATAGAATCGACTTTGTGTCAAATCATTAGCCGTCTCTGGCACTAGTTCTCCATTAGCAAACGTTGGGGTCTCAACTGTAAACGGAGAGGCCAAACGAGTAACCGTAACTTGCAAATCAGCATCCAGCCCCTTTGTAGACGAACTGTTATTGAACACACGACCGGCACCACTGATGTCAATATAGGTTCCATTCTCATCAACACCAGCAACAATGCCAAGTGCATTATTTGGTGGCCACACTACTTCGTTTGGTGGGGAACCAAGAAGAACCGGCCACACCCCCTCGTACTCAGCATCAAAAATATCCGATTGTGTCAAATCGTCAGGAATACCATCATCGTTCACATCGACAGGAAGCACCGATAACTGGTGAATGTCAATCAATCCAGCATTAGGTAAGTTCTGTTCAACAAGTTCTTGACCCAACACCTGAAACTCCCGATTTGTACCTAGTACACCTGTACGGTCCGCATCTATGTTCGCCGACAATACCACAACACGGTCAATACGACTCTCAAGGGTATCAAAATTCACAAGCGAATCCGTGGTGTTTGTATTCCAAAACTTTGTTTCTTCACTCTGAACCACTAGTCGACGTGTTCGCCAACGAACATCCCAACCAGTAAGATCACTACCTGCAAACCTTGCCTCGACACGCATCATCCATATTGCATCTGCAAGCCCGCACGTGACATCACATGTAACAACCGGAGCTGGATTATCGCACGGGTGTCCATACGTGGAACCCACTGTCCACTCATCGTAGCAAACCGAATAATAGAGATCCACAATTGGTTGTGTCTGTGTGGCAAGCGTAAGTGCTTCAATGATTGCATCGACTTCGTTATCCTGTCCTGTTGCTGGATCGATACCAAACGAATACACAGTGTCTGTATCTTCATAAAACGTTCGTCGTATCGACGAAGCACTCTCACCTGTTGCTTCCAATTCTGGACCCAACTTTGCAAAGAAATCAGAACTTGACAACAGTGGTTCCAACACATTTTGAAGTAGCTCATCAGGTTCCAAAGCACTACTGACTACCATTAGCCCACCGCTCGTGGGTGCCTTTTCATTCCAGTACAATGCAAGATCATCACCAAATAACTTGACGTTATCGTAGTATTCACTTGGATCATGCCAAGCAATATACTTTGAGTCTCCTGCAAAGGTTCGGTTGATTGCACGCAGTCGGAGAATGGACGGATCTTGTAACATGAACGTATTGTAATCACGCCCGTTAACCATACGACCTTGTGTGTAATATCCAGATGGAGCTACACGACGAATATGTTCAATATCCTCTGATGCTGATGCATTCTGCAACGAACTTATCAGCGAAAACGTTATAGAGATAGTCTGAACGCTACCAGTTGCATCTACATACGTAAATGATGCCGACTGACTTACAATGGAACTGCGCGGAATAGGCAAACTGGTGTTAGCAGACGTTCGATACCAAATATGGAAAGTGCCAGAAGGAATATCAGAAAACTCACCGTCACCAAACACTAACCGAACTTGGTCTCCATCAAGAGTCTCGATCTCATACTTGTGTCGGTTGCGATTGGTGTTGAATAAAATATTCTGTGCGTTTGCCAAATCAACTTCAATCCACTCACCGTAACGAAGGTCTTCAGAAGTCAGATGCGGCAGTATGTTCTCATAAGGATCTTGTTCAAGTACCTCAAGTGTATCAGAATCAACATTATTCAGCCACAGATCTGTCTCGTTAATATTGTCTACTGCAACATCGAACGTTTGGTTCGGTGTTACTCCATCAAATGTGGCTGTCTGAAACGTAAGCGTTCCCTGCTTCGTCATCATCAAGAAGCCAGTCGTACTCGAACCGTCCCCAAGACCATCGTTTGCGTACAACAACGAAACCTTTGCGTTGATTTCAGGGCGGCGTTCTTCTGGACCAGAATCAACCAGCGAAACCGGTACTAATTCCATAGGCAACGTCTGACCACTCGTTGTGGCAGAATACGACAAAACACTGCGTCCGTCTGTGGTGATTGGATTGTTGTTCAACGTGTACAATTCAAACAGCACATCTCCCACCTGAACACGCTCATTGGGAGCAACAGATCCAAACTCCTGTTCTAACACTCGGTTGATTACTAGAAGGAATTGTTCCTTCCAATCTGCATTGTTTGTATCGTTCCAGATGATTTGCCGACCAGCTAGATTACGACCAGCAGAATCGAAAACTGTTTCAGTAGTCTGAATGGACTGTATCTTTACTAGACCGCGTGCTGGAATGTTGCGCGACACTTTGTAGGAGATGAGCTTTGCCAAACGAAGAATAGACTCTTTGCGTTGGGCTTGTGTGATAAAGTTTTCATGTGCGTTGAGGTCAAGACGATAAGCGAGGAGTTCACCAACATACGCAAACAGTTCCAGTAATGCGACGAATTCCGACGATTCGATATAGTCATTGAAATCTTCAGGGAAATACAGCTTCGTATAGTCAAGCAGACTTTCCTTGATTGTGTTGTAGTCAAAAGCGTTAAAGTTCACTTGAGTGAACACTTCATGTGCTCTTTCCCACGCTTCTGCTCGTGAAATCTGTCTTGCCATCACCGTCCCTCAAACGTTATATGTAACTCAATATTATCCACCAAATTCAACTCCACGTAGAACACTCTCGCTGCCGCAGTAATCTGATTCCGTTCGTAATCAGGCTGGACATCAAGATCCAGCAAATCCACTCGTGGGTCAAATTCAAACACCGTAAGTAGTTCTTCACGAATGATGTCGACTGTTTCTTCGTCTAACGGTTCGAAAGCCATCTCTGGAATTTGTGTTCCAAAATTCGGCATCATCACACGCGACCCACGCTTTGTGTGAATGTGATTGAGAAGGTCCATCTTTACTAGTTCCACATCCTGCAACGAAAAAGTCTTCCTTGCTTGAAACTCAAAGCTGGACATTCCTTTGTACAAACCTCGTCTTGGCATTCTACGCTCCCACAATATGTTGTATTTATCTGTGGGTTACTCGCTTGTTTTAGCGTCGCCAATATTTGTTTCGAGTGTACGTTTCACCACGCTCAGCACTGCCCTTGTTTATTTCCACACTAACGTACGGATATTCAGGATTGTGTGTGTTTGGATCAGTCTTTGACTGAGCAAACGGTCCATTGTTGTCTGCACCCATAGGACCTTCCTTCTTCATAAACACACGCCCCCAAGGTTCATGTTGTGGGACACGACTTGTCCAAAATGCCTGCTTTTCGTATGCTTTCTCTGATGATTCAGCAGATGTTGCACTTGTGGCTGATTGGGCAGCTGGCCCGTTCAAATGAATGTCCGAACCACCAGTCAAAAACATCGTTGCTCCCGAAAGTATATGGGTCGAACTCCCTGATGTGTAATATCCCGACGCACCAGCGTTTGCATGCAGATCCGCACCGGCCCCGAGATATAATGAACTCCCTGAACTGAAATGCATATCAGTACCAGTCGTTATAAAGCCATCCTGTCCAATGTCTAAGTTGAGTGTTTGTCCCACTTGAATATTTGCATTCTTCTTGCCCCATACAAAAACATCTTGTTCAGATTCCAATCGTGTTTCTTTAAGTGAGTGCACACGAAAGTTCTGCGCTGTGTGGATATTTGCATCCTTCTGTGAATGAACACGAAACTCATCATCTGTGTACATGTGAATGCCTTCTTTCGCATGAACACGAAAACTCTTTTCAGTGGTAAAATTGATATCGCCACCAGCATGGACAGACAAATTACGGTTGGCATGAACATCGACATTTCCCGCCTTATCAAGCTCAATCCATGTTCTTCCTTCAGATGTGCTAATATAAATGCGTTCGTTTGTGTCGTCCAGAATAATCTGATGACCACTTGTCGTACGAATGCGAATGCGACTGTTCCAAGGTCGATCATCCATGGAGAACGCGTGAAATCCTGGCGTTACCCAAGAGTACACATGTGAATCGAAATTATGCCCACCAGTCACTGCTGGCTCAGCTTCCGGCTCCTGTGTGCTTACTGCGTATCCTTGCCCTTCAATAGTCAGCAGTGTCCCATCATTTTGTTGAACAGATGTCAGTGCGAAGTTTGCTGGATCGTGATCAACCACCTTCGATCCAGGTGCATCCTCTTCATGGTTGATGTGGATGTTGTACAGTGCGGATACCTGTGTGTCCACCCCACGTGAGCGCCACTCCATGTTGTCCTTTGGATCAGATGGTGTGTTCGTAGGATACTTTGTTCCAGACCGCGTAAACTGTTCAGTGAGGGCACTATACAGTGGTTCAATAGGTTGCTCGTGAGTGTCGAGTGGACCATCCGGTTTACCACCACTTTGGTCAGCCCACGTAAACCTTCCATGTGGCATAGTGTGAGTTACATATTGTGGATGGATGCAACCAATCCAAAACCGAATTTTTGTATCTCCATCAACACAGCCAATTAGAACATATGAGTCGAGTTTCGGAACATTCCACATGCCATATGCAACTGTTCCAGTAACATCATCTTCGGTATGACCACGCTTACCAATATTTACCATACCAGCAAGTGGCGACACATGCATTGCCCAAGGCATGTTCTCAACGCGCAAAGTTTCCTTATCACCAAATGCTGGACAATATACGCGCAACCGACCCATTTGTTGTGGATCGTTGTTGTCCACGACAATACCAAGCGTTAACTGGTCATTTGTCGGTTTCGATGTCTTCTGATGAAGACTGTGGCTGGTATTTCCGTATCCTTCCATTATTACGTTCCGTGCTGAGGGTTCTGTGCCTCACGTTCAGTTCGTCGTTGTTTGACTGATTTCTTCTTTGGGTCTTTTTCGTCAGCCGATAACGATTGTGTCGTCTGTGTACTTGTTTGTACTGCTTGACTTGAACATATTGGTTTTTCTCGTTCTAGTCGAAGCTTGTTGATTAGTCTCTCATTCAAATCAATCGTTGCCTGTTCAGTCGGACTGTATCCACGCTCTGGATGCCCATGCCGACGGTTTTGTTCGTTCGCTGCATCTCGAATGCTATTGACTTCAGCAATCGCTTCTGCTGCCGTTCGTGTTTGTGCAATATTCTGTTGTAGCTGTTCTTCTGTTATACAGTCAACTGTTGTAGTTGTCATAGTAGATGTACCTGTATTTGTAGATGGTTCTTGTGAACATTTCTCATCTCTGCCTACTGCCGTTTCACCATCATCGGCAATCAACGCTACCAAATCTAACTCTTGTGAAAACTCACCACTATCAAACACGTTTTTGATCTCTACAACAAAAAACCAACCCCTATACCAAAAATCTTGTGCATAATCTTGTGGATAGTCAAAATCATTTTGACTTGTGTCTTCCTGCCAGAGCGTTGGCATTTTCACATTAACCTTCACATACCCCGGTGTTTTATACAACTCCGGCATAATGCGCCTTGGTTTCTCATCTTCTGGTAAAATACTAGAATCGGCCGTTTGCACAACTGGTGGCGGTTCACTACCGACCGGCAATATAGACTTTGGCAACAGCGTGCTTTCATTTAACAGTTGTGGATTGCCATGAATTACTAAACGAGACTGAACGCTTTCAATGGCTGCCTGACGTTCCATCAGAGCATGATAACTCAATGTTCCAGCGGCCAATCGCTTACCACGCGCCACTACGTTCTCTGATGTAGCCCCGAGAAACAACGGCTGTCTAAGCGTAACCGATTGATCAGAAGTGCCTTGAAGCATACCACCGGTGACAGTCTGAATCTGCTCTGTACAACGATTTGTCACATCGCTAGTTTTTGCTGGAACATTGTTGTAAGCATTTAGAATTTGGAAAAATACAAGTCCCATTTGGAATTTCAAATCAAACGATTTGACATCCACGTTCTGCCCAGTAAAGATATAGTCAAATTCAATTCCACGTCCTTCACCTGCTACCTTTTCCGGTGTAAATGTCAACCAGTCATCTTTCTTGACCACTGCTGCCTGATATCGTTCAACATAGTAAATGACGTCAAACTTTGTCGGGCTAGTTTCCAACGTTGACGTAATCTTGAATATGAATTTTTTTCCAGTTGCAGCACTAGCCTGATGTTCTGTTACCACTGCTTTTGATGTTCGCATGATATCCGCTATCAGATTTTCTATACTCGTACTGCCACCTTGATAGCTGGCAATGGTATCTTTGTCGCCCGTGTCTGTTGACGAAGGCAATCCATTGTCACCACATACAAACTCGTTGTAAGCTGGATCAATAATAAACTTATAGTGCACACGCCGAAACTGTTCATCAAACCTTACTTGTGGGTTGGTTCGTTTAAACGAGCTCTGCAACTTCTCCCATTCTGCCTCGTAGTGCTGGTTTATTGCTTGTCCCAGTGCACCTTCTTGGTATTCACCGTCTTCATCCAACCCACCGATTGCACGGCGCAGATTTTCCACTCCCTTCTTACCAACATTAACCGTTACGCCTCCAACAATTGAAGACATTTGTGGCATACGGGCTGCACCATTTGTAATACTCACAAAGTTAATGACATACTCGGCACCTGTGACGTCAAACAAAGCACTAGTGTCATACATCAGAAACATGTGTGGACGGATGTTAGTGATAAGTTCTGTGGTATCATCATCTCGAATACCAACAAAGATTGTTTTGAGTAGGAAACAAACCCCGTTCGCATCCGTTCCCAAATCCTTCAAAATACGATTAAGAAGATTATAGAAACGAACTCCTTTAGGTTCCTTTATAGTCAATTCGCCATCAGCAATCATTGTGTGGAACTGTTGTTCGCCGTTAGGGGCTTCTCTTGGAACAACAACTGAAGACCAACTGGCAGACTGGATATAAAATGCAGCATCAGAGGTCCCATTGATCACAACAATGTATCGGCCGTCTCCGTTGGGAATTTTTTGTGGTGCATAGCGGCGCCCAGCACGCTCATGGTCAAAAAGAGTGATCTCACTATGCTCAGCAAGTGCTTCTGCAGTATCTGTTCCATCACACGCAACAAGAATATGATGATACGCATAACTACGAAACGTCGCCAATGGATTCATTGGTCTGGACATACTCTCTCCCGTTTATGAGACTGGGTTGCCACCAACGGGTTGCGTCAAAAAGTCGAGATACAACCGACGTTCTGTCGGCAATCGCAATTCAGCACCCGCAAGAAACTCTGTCTCGATGTCTACTATATTGTTATATTGCAACACAAACCACGCCAACGTCGGCCGACCATATACGCGTGTGGCTACAAGATCTGGCCGGCGACTTTCGTGTGATAGAATTACTTCTGCTCGGTCATTATCACTCTGTGTAAATATCCGACGTTCCCACCATCCTACACGAGTTTTGTACCTGTCGGTCACCCCACCCTGCGTATAGCGAGAAATTAAAAGTTCTGTAACATTATTTGTGCGTTCCGTGCTGATCTCAAATGCCATTAAAATCCCCTAAGTGTACCTCTTCTAAACGAATCCAAATTAAATGTTTCATATTCACGAACTGAGTGTGTTTCTAACAACGTTACGTCAATTGTCATGATTGTTGGCATCGGGACGCCATTACTCGTTGGAATATAGTCAACGTCAGACGGATACGGAATATTCAAGTTCTGCAAGACTACAGGGACGCGATTGATGTGTTGTGCAGTATTCTGACCGTCAACCGAATATGCTGATAAACGTAACACTCTTGGTGGTGACCCACGCAGCTCTGCTCCTAGGAAATCCTGTCTGGTTTGTGACTTTCGTTGAATGGCAAACTGACGAAGACGCTCTGCATCATCAAAAAAACCACGAGAACGCAAATCTTCAATGTTATTCCGGAACCCCCGTTGAGTTTCGTTCACCGTAGTTGACCCAAACCGGGGCATTCTCCATGAACGCAAAAGCCACAGATAAACTAGATTTTTGTTGGCTTCCTTCACTGTTCGAGATACCAACTTGATATTCGAAATATTGAACGTCCGTGACATAGTATTTGCATATGCCAGAATG